TCTTACCTTGCCATTTATTACCACCGTCTTTGTTAGAAAACTTGAAACTTTCTAAAGTAGTTGAAGGGGTATATGGTGCAGTTGCGACATTTACAGAACCCCCATTTTTAGATGACCTTATTTGAGTACCCGTATAAGCAAAAGCAAATTTAACCCTTTGCCCTGCTTGTACATTACCCCTATAAGAATAATAAACACCTGCAGAAGAAACGGTAATAATTCTCCATTGACCGCCATAATTATCGAACAGTATCCTATCAGTTGATGCGTTTTGGTCGCTTAATACAATACGTTCAAAGCTACCTGTTGAAGATACTCTTGGCACTTCTACATCAACAAACAATGTACCCTCGCTTGTGTTTAGTGTGTCTTGTAGTCCACTATTTATATAGCAAAAATCTTCTGTCCTTGTAACTGATGAACCGCTTGTTGGTATATAGCTTGTTGCGTAGCTTCCTGCTTCAAGTTGTGCACCCCATATATAGATATTGCCATTACCATCCCCTGTATATTGCACCATACCTAAGCTCTTGGTATTTCCTGTGGCTGCATTAGCTAAATTTACTCTAAATGTGTTTGGAACAGTTGATAACTGTGCTATAATTGTACATCTATACCACCCATTACCAAAATCTTCTATTTTAGCATCAGTAAGAGTTGCTGTGCCATTTATAATTGTTTCGCCAAGTGTACCATTTTCTAAATCAAAAACCTTACTTGCTGCAAAAGAATTGCTTGTGCTAAGTAGTAACAACTGTATATATTTTTGTGTTCCTTTTTTAACAAAAATACTTAAAGCATAATCTGTTGCTGATGAAGCTGTGATGGTTTTGCTTAATCTGTGATAGCCAAAATTACTATTAGCTTCTTGAAGTTTTGTAGCATTTAACGAACCATCAGGCGATATTGCAGAATCGGCAGTATCAGTAGTTTCACTTCCTGTGTTTGCCCATTGAGTAAAATCTTCGCTGTCGGTTACTAAATTCGTTCTACTCGGTTCAAGAAGTAGATGCCCACTTGTGTTATCTAAAAAGTCAATACGAGGTTTACCACTTCCTACTGTTTCAATTAACCCCTGTTTGTTTACCCTTGTAGCTGATGATGCCCTTGTAAAGTCAAAAGGCAAAGGTTTAAAGTTGTTGTTTTCGTCATTATACGCTAAGGCATAGCCATCTTTGACTGCCCAATTACCATTACCGAATTTAAAAGTATTTGCCATTATTCTATTGTATATAATTGTCCTTTTGCCATTTCGTTAAAGCTATCCCAAGATGTTAAATCTTCTAATTCTGTGTCGCTTAATGCTTCGTTAAAAGTCATTAGTTGTTTAGTGTTGCCGTAGAAATGATTAAAGCCACCTAACTCGAAGTTTAAACTATTTAAACCTGTTGGCGTATTTGTGTTAGTACCACCATCAAATTCAAATCCATTTACCCATAAAGCATAATCGCCACTTTTGTATTTAAGTGCCAATTTATTGTTATTGTCAATATCTAAACCACTTGCCAAAGTAGTAGATACTGCACTGCCACCAACAAATACTTTACCGTAAAGGTTATTTGTGTTGTCAAAATCAAATACAACAGAATTTGTATAACTGCCACTATCTATAGATATTCTTTTAAAAGTGCTGTCCGATATTGTAGAAATTTCCCCAAACAAAACCCCTTCGCTGTCGTTAAACGTATCAGAAGTTCCTGCACCGTTACAAACATCTGCTGAACGGGTTACACCTGCTGACGTATTAATATTTTTAATATAGGAAGTTACATAGCTTCCTGCTTCAAGTTGCCAGCCAAAAGTATATGTAGCACCATTTAAAGCACCAATACCAACCTCTGAAGTTGTAGAAGAAGTTTGTGCATATATCGAACATCTATACCACCCATTACCATAATTCTCAATAGAACCTGTTGCATTCGAATTAGATACTACTGCTCCTGTTTGAATGTTGAATGTTGATTGATAATAACTGCCATCATAAATATATATTTCAACCTCTGCATCTGCATTATATTTTAAAAAACAGCTAAAGACATTGTCTCCTGAAGAAATAGAAACACTTTTTGCAATATAACTCGTAGATGCGTTTATAGTTGATGCATTAAGTTCGCCTGTTGGCGAAGTGTTTGTATTTGTAGTTATTGTTGAACCTGACGTTCCTGAAGATAAATTATCAGAATAAGTAATTTTATTCGTTCTACTCGGTTCTAAAAGTAAAGCAGGGCAATCCTGTACTACTCCATCTAATAAAGGGTAATCTAATCTTGGTGTATTAACTGCTACGGTTTCTATAAGTCCAGCTTTATTTACTCGTGTTCCGCTTGAACCTCTTATAAAATCAAAATCGCCGTCGCCGTTTGTAGGAAAAACGCTATAAAGTTTACTAGCTTTATAAGCCGCTGGTATTAGCGCCAGGTTCGCAGTATCTTGTACACCCATTTATAGTAATTTTTACAAATTTACAAAAAATACTAACGGCGCTTACCTTGACCGCGTCTAGCCTTTTTGTAGCCCTTTTGTCCTGGGCTTGCGTTCTTACTATGTCTACCTGGGCGTTTCTTTTTGCCATTACCCCTAAATATAAACTGCGGTAGTTTAGCCATTACTTAGTTTTGTCTTTTAGTTTTTCGTAGGTGCGAAGTCCACCTAGCCCTAGCATTCCTAGTAGTATTGTTATTAAGTGGTCCATTTGTAAAGCTGGCGGTATTTGTTCTGGGCAAACCCAGGCTATAATATCGCGTAGTATAAAATTATATAGTAAAGCTACACCACAAACCCAGCCAATAAAAGGACGCCACCCAGCTACAAATATACTGCGGTGCTGCGCTTCTATTTTGTTTACTTCGTTCTGTACCTTTATTAGTTCTAGCGCTTTTGCTGGGTCTATTTCTTTGCCCTTTATAGCTTCGCGTAAGTCTTTAGCGAAAGTACCTAAATCGCTACTGCCGCCGCTATTTGACCCTAATAATTTAGCTAGTAGTTTAAACATTAGTATACCCAGTTTACGTTAGACGGCTTACTAGCATCTATATCAATATGTACAAAACCTTTGCCAGTTCCTATGCGCTTAATTCCTAACAGCATAGCTATACGTATTATTTCGTAGCGTTGGTTACTGTCTGCTATAGCAATATCTACAGCCAGTCCTTTTAGGTGGCTGCTGTTTTCTTTACCGCCTACATAATTATTATGTTCTGGCGTTCTGTAGCCGCTTGTAATAGCAATAGGTTTACCGTAAATAGTACGCATTTCGTCTAACAATTCTAGTAGTTCCTGGTCCATATTTATACCACTACCAGGCGCGTCTGGGCTGTCGAATTCTGCTATAGTAAAGTATTTTAGCATAAACTACAATATATACAAATATCACACACTATTTTTTATTTTTATATAATTCGCGCCACTTATAAATAGTATACCCTATAGTAGTTAATAAAAGTACAATTTTTAAAAGCAGTTCAATTTCTGTTAAAGATAACGCAAAAGCGCCTAAATTCATAGCGTAAAGTTTTAAGTCTTGTACTTCCATTGTGCAAAGATAAAAAATTAAAAACTTAATACAGTTATTTGTAAGTCTTCTACTCTAGCTGTGGCGTTATTTTTATCTACTTTAACTTGTATTTTAACACCTGTAGTTTTTATAGCGTCAGTTACAAAAAACTGGGTAGTTCTACTATACCTTACTTCTGTACCGCTATTAGCTATTGTATCGTGCGAAAATTCTACGCTTTTAGTAGTGTCTGGGAAGTATAAACGGCTATCCATTCTAGTATTAGCGCTGCCTGTTGTTATATCGTAGTCATTACGTACTAGTACTACACTACCAGCTGGTAGTTCGCTTAGTTCTATAGTATTAGTAGCGCTGTCCCAAAGGTCGCCAGTAACGTAGCTAGGTTTATGTGTAGTTAGCGTACCGCTTCCAGCTTTATTATTTGTTAGGTCTGTCCAGGTGTCTATTACTAAGTTTATAGGCGTAGCTGTCGTAGCGGTGTCTTCATAAAAAGCAAAACCGCCTAGGGTATCATATAAGGCGTTTACGCTAGTTTTTATTTCGTTTACATTAGCAGCAGTTACTTTGTATATTTCTGCTAGTGCGCTAGTGCTGTTGTCGGTTTTATTTGTAAAAGTAATTTTAGCCATATTGCTTTATTTATGTTTGTAGTTCGCTTTGTAGTTCTGCCTGTAGTCCACCTGTAGGCGGTATTTGTTCTATACGGTTACTAAGTTCTATAATAGTCCTAAAGTACGTATAGTCGTCGCTATCTTCTGTTAAATAGTTTATACCAGCTACAGTACTAGTAAATACTTTAAAACCTTCTGCTTCTAAGTCTATATAGTCGGCGCTTCTAGTACGTACTATTTGTAGTATAGCGTCTGTTATTAAGTTGCTATCTAGTTCGCCGCCACTATCGCCAGAAAAGCGTGTAATAACTTCTAAGCGCGTTATAGTTTCTGTTATATAGCTAGTACGGTTTTGGTCTACTTCGTCGTTAGAAACGCTGTAAATACGTATAAAAGGGTATGTGGCGCTACTAGGTATTCTATTATAAATAGGTACTGTAGCACCGCGTAGGGTTACATTACCGTTTAGTTTATCCAGTAGGGCTTTACGTACTCTATGTATTACTTCTTTCATATATATTTTTTTAGTTTGTCGTCTAGTCTATCCATTAAACCTTTAAGACCTTCGCGTACACTAGGAAAAAAATAAGGCTGCGGCTGTATATTTACTTGGCGCTTACCTTCGCCTTTAAATAGTTGTTTTATTTCACTAGCACTAAAGCCTAGCGCCTGGGCATCTTTAGTATCTATATAGCGCCCAGTTCCAAATTCCTGGTAAGACGCGTATTTTTTGTTATAGCCTACTTCTGCGGTGTTACCTTTTTTAGCCATATATACAGACTGCTTTAGGTCGCCTTTGTCTACAGGCACACGTTTAGTACTACGCTTTACTATGTCGCTAGCAGTTCTACCTACTTCGTTACTAAGTTCCTGGCGCGCAAACCTTTTAAGCTGTTTTAGCTTACCGTCTAATATAGCTAGGTCCTGTGGGTTTATTTTAGCGTTCATTACTTAATTTTGGTAGCGTTCATTAGTCTATTTTGGTAGCTGTTAGCGTAGTATAAAAATCTTGTTCGTGTTCTAATATACTGTTAATTCTGTATTTAGGTCCAGTGCCTTCTACTTGTATTAGGTCTTGGTCTTGTATTTCGTCTACTGTTTTTTTACGCATTACTAGTTCTATTCCTACAAAGTGCTGGCGCTGTCCGTTTTCGCTTTTTATATTACCGTCTTTATACGTTAAATTAGCCCAGTAGGTAGCTACTACAGCTTCTGTAGAAGTAAAGCCGCCAAACTCGTCCTGGCTTTTAGTTAGCCTTACTATGGCTATTTGTGTATCTAGTTTGCCAGCGTCCATTATACAAACATTGTTTTATAACTAGTTAAAAGCGCCTTAGTTTCTGTTGGTACGTCCTGTACTATAGTTCCTGTTTTATAGTCGCTGCGGTTATCGTATAGCGTGCTTATAAATTGTAGCATAGCGTTCTTTATAAGGTCGTCGCTTAGTCCAGCAGTTACGTAAGTTATTTTAACATCTTTAGCGCTTCCGCCGTCTAATTCTATACGTTCGTTATCTAGTCCTTTAACAGTATGCGCGGCTGTATTACCTTCTGCTGTTACTGTACTTATACTAGCTATAGGACCAAAGGGTATGTCTATTATAGCTTCTGTCTGGCTTAAATAGTACGTTCTGTTTTTAGGTACTATATCGCGGCTTATATAGTTTTCGCACCATTCGCGCGCCTGGGTTATCATTCTACTAATTAAACTATCGTCGGCGCTAGTGTCTATTCTAACGTAGTTTTTTACGTCGCTAGCCGTTAGTATTTCGTTTCCTGTAGTGCTGTTAATTTTTATTTGACGCATCTTAAAAATAATTTCTGTAAAAATACGAAAAAAAAAGCGCCACTTTTTACAGTAGCGCCCTGAGAGAAACAAATGAAAAAAACAGAAATTATAAATCTATTAAAGCAAAGTTATTAAAATTGTCTTTATACTTTCCTTGTATTGATAACCTTACGCTTCTTTGTTGATAATTAGGTATAATAAAAAAGCCGTCTAGTACAGTAAAATAAATAGCAAAAAAATCTACTTCTTCTTTAGTATAGAAATCTGTACTGCGCCTTAAAACTAAGTGTATGCTGTCGCGGTTAAACTTACGTTCGGCGCTTACGTTCTTTACTTGTATCTTATATAGCTTTAAATCGCGTTCTATAATACAGTCGTATGGGCTGCTATCTAAAAGCGGCATAGATACATTAAAGCCTTCCTGTATAGCTTTTACGCTAAATTTATATTCTGCTAAACAGCCTAACTGGTTGCGGTCCACTTTGTTTTAAATTGCTTCCACTAAGCTACAAAAAAAAACCGCCCTATAAAGGACGGCTTTTCAACAATCAAAAAATAACTATGAAAAAATCTATACTTATTTAACGCCAGTATAGCGGCGCATTACGTCGCTTGCTTCTGTTAGCTTTTTTATAACCAGTATTTTCTGGGTTACTGGTAGCTTATTAAAACTATCTTGGTCTACTAGGTTTTTAAATTCCTGTAGTATACTATTGTTTGTCATAACTTAAAACGCTTATTCCTAATAAAAACATAAAAAAAGTACCTAGTACGTCGTCAAATATAACTAGGTCGCGCAGTCCCAGCGCTAATAAACCCCAGCCTAGTATTGGTTTTGTATACTTCATAACCCTACCCATTTGTCAGCGTGCGCCATTAGTTGTAAAAACCCTAGCGTAAACCCAAAGGCAGCTAGGTATATTATACAGTCAAAAATAAAGTTTTCTGTTTTTCGTTTCATATTATTAAAATTATACTGCTAATATACAAATAAATCTTAAACATACAAATAAATCTTAAACTTTTTTACAGGGTATAAAAAAACCCCAGCGGTTAGCCAGGGTTTTGTTTAGTGTCTAGTAATTAGTTACTAGGGTGTTTCAAGTGCAGCTTTGTCTACGCTAAAGTCGCCAGTTACAAAGGCGTTAGGTAGATAGTTAGTAAGTGCTACGCGTTCCTGTACTCTTACAGTTACAAAACCGTCGCGTACGTTAGTGCCGTCTTCTTTAAAGAATTCAACGCCTACGTTATCACGTACCCATAACTGAGTACCCATTCCGAAGTTACCTACTAGGTATTTATCAGAAGTTACCGCAGTATTTAATACTACTGGTACACCGTTAATACGTGGCTGTAGCCCTTGGTTCCAATCTTTTACTAGGTATTCGTTTTGCGAAGACTTTAGTAATAAAATTTTGTGGAAGTCAGTAGGGTTAATCATAATGTAGTCAGCAGCATAGTTAGCTAGTGCTAATTGGTTTAACGCTACAGTAAGTACGTCAAACTCGTTAGCGCTTTCGATAGCGTTAGCAAACCCACCAGCAGCAAAAGCTGTAGCATCAGAAATAATACCGCTTAGCTGTGGTGCTACGCCTGTACCGTTTAAGATTTGGTTGTCTTCTACTTCTAATAGTTTTTCTGGCGCGCGTGCAGAAAGGTAGCTAGTAAGCTGTGGCGTGTCGTTTAGCATTTCTTCTGAAATTCTAAAGTATGTACCAATTTTCTGTACGTTAGCGTCAGACGCTGTAAAGTCAAAGTCAGACTGTCCTAGTGTTGAACCTTCAGAAGTTGCAGCAGCACCGTTAGAGTAGCCGCTTTCTTTTACGAAGCGTACTACGTCAGACGCAGTAGAACCTTGCGCGATTAGCTGGCGCATATGAACCAAACG